TACCAGCTTCAATAGCTACTCTTAATGCTTGTCTTGCAGCATCCATATTTGTAGTAACTCTTGATTCAAACTCATTAACATAAGATTGATCTAAAGTAGAAAGTTTCTTTTCTAATCTATCTTTATCTAATTTAGTTGCTTGAGCAAAATGAACAGCTTCTTCTCTTTGTCTTTCAGCTTCTCTCATTTTACGAGTTAATTTAGAAATACGTTTTTGAACGCTATCACTATAATCTTGTAACTCATCTTCTGGTTTTTCTTTTTTAAGTTTTATTTCTCTTTCATTTTCAAAAGATTTATCTTCTGAAACTTGTTCAACTTCTATTTTGTCTTCAACAACGGCTTCTACCTTTTCAGGTTCTCCTTTGTCGTCTAAATTAATGTCAGCACCTACTGTTTCGCCAACATCAATTAACTCTTCTGATTGTTTTATGTTTTCTGGCATAGTTTCTCCTATGATTGTTAAATGAAATGAAGAAGAGATTCAGGATCTTTAACAGTTCCTAAAACTTCATCATCGTTAAGTATTCGCACTTCTCCACCTTCAATAGGTAATCTTGAACCCGCATAACGAGCAAAGATAACCCAATCTCCTTTTTTACACCAAGGTTCATTAAATTTTTCTTTATCCTTGTATGCTAGATCTCCCATCTTTAAAACATAACCACATGATGTAGCTATTCTTGCTTTGTCTAAAGTTTCTTGAGAAAATAATATTCCTCCATCTGATTTATTTTTAGGAGTAAATGGTAAAACTAAAAGTCTGTAACCTACAGGACTTGGTAGTTCATCAACAGTTTCAGTTCCAATATTTTCTGGAGTTAAAGGTTCTGGTTCTGGTGGTAATTTTGTTTTTTCTTCTTCGTATTTTTCTTGAAGACCAAGTTTAATTTTTGGTACTTCCTTGCCCGATGTCGATAACGTTTCCTTGCTCATCTTTTTGCTCCTTAGGTTTTAGCAGGTTAGAGATTTCCTGTAATATTATTTCATAGGCATGTGCCTGACCCAACATATACCTATATTTTTCCATATTGTCAACAGCTCCTGCTAACATAGCTTCGGTAATGCTTTCTTTAGTTGCTTTTATTCTTTTTCTTATCTTCCCTATCATTGTTATATCGTCCATCTTCTCTCCTTATATTTTGAATTGTTGCAATACTAGTAACTTTTCTTCAGCATTTGCGATCTTTTCTATTTGTTTATCTACTTCTTCTATGTGTTGTGGATGTTCTCCAATACCTACAGAATTTTCTAAATAAATTTTAAGTGTAGCATCTGCTTCTGATATTTGTGCATTATATCTATCTTCCAGTGCTGTTAATATTACTTCTCTCATTTTTTTGCCACCTTATCTTTGTTAGGACCTTTTTTAATTATATAGTCTTGAGTTCCATTAGCACCTGCATTAACTTCTTTTTTTAAGTTTCTAAATAGACTCATCTCTTTGATTTTCTTATAGTTGTTTTTTAAAAAAGTTTCAAGGAGTTTTGTATCCCTCATTTAACAGTTCCATTTTCGAAGTGATTTAGATAATCTATCTTCACCGGTATTGTTACTTGCTTTTTGTCTTTTTCTCATACCAGTCATTCTAGCACAAAACGAAGTTCTACGTTTAGCGGCTTTAGAACCTTTTTTTAATTTTGAGGGTTTAGTGGTTACTGCTGTTTTTAATTTTGATCCAGGGTTAGCTTTTTTATAAGAGTCAACGCCTTTTTGATTAAGTCCACCTGATTTAGATTTGCCTTCTTTTCGTGTCCATGCGGCACTAGCCATTATTTTAAAACTTTTTTTAAAACTTTCGCTTGGCCTGCGTGTAACTTAGAAGCTTTTTTTAAACCTTTAATTACTTTTTTTACTTTTTTTACTTTAGGTTTATTCATATTAAGGTTTTAAATTATACCAAGCTTGCATGTAAGTTACAAATAAAAATACAGTTCCTGCAGTTGCACTATTGGCAGTTAAAGTACAAGCTAATTTGTAATCACTCGTTGTAGCACTAAAACCACCTGTGCTAAAAAAAGTATCAGATCCAGCTTGTTGCATTAAGTAAGGTCCAAATGTTGTAGCTGGAAGACTTAAAGCTGCTGTCATGTTAGTTGCATTTAAATTTGCAAAATCATTTGATGCTCCTACTGTTAAAGTAGATGTGTTTGAATTAGTAAAAGCTGTAGTTACTTTAGCTTTAATTTCAAGAATTTCACTAAATTGAGGTATAACAATTCCTGTATCAATTACAGTTCCTGCTTGTGCTATTGAGATACCATCTTTTCCTTGAACCATTGCAGTGAAACCAACATTTTGAATTTTGCCAGCTGTTGTTCCAATAGTTTCAGTAACTGTTCCTGATAAAACTGGTCCGCCAAATGTTGTTGCTGGAAATCTTACAAATTGAGTCATCTATTATACCTTCTTTGCTGTTTTAGCTGCTCTTTTAAAGTTAGCTGCTGTTGGTCTTCCTTTGGTTCCGGCTTTTTTCATTGTCTCACCTGAACCTGCGGCGATTCTTTTTTGTTTAGCGTGAATGTTAGCATAGAGTCCGGCTCCTCCACCTCTTTTTAATTCTACTCTTGCTCCCATACCTTTAGCCATTCCTCTAGCTCTAGCTTTTTCAAAGCCATCTTTCTTGCCGTTTTTATTTATATCTCTTACCTTAATTACTTTTTTTTTCATAATTATTTTCTCTTTTTCTTAGCTAATTTTATTAATCTAATAACTTCTGCTGACTTTGCATTTCTATCTGCAACACCTTTAGAAATTTTTCTAATTTTAGGTTTTTTAGGCATTATTTTAATCCTTTTTTAAATTTTGATTTAGAAGGAGCTTTTAATTTAACTTTTTTATCTTTAGCTATATTAATTAATTTAGAAATTGTTTTTTTTAATCTTTTATTCATCATAATTATTTATACTTTAAGATTGTTCCACAATCAACGCAATGTATTACCGTGTTTCTTTTTTTATTAACACACGCACATCTTTTACCAAAGATTTTGTCAACTATTTTATGCCACAAGTTTTTCATTAGCTAGTAGCCACATTTAACATTTTAGTTTTTTTACCAAAACTAGAATCTTTGTATTTTTTACTACCAGTTATTTTTTTAAGTTCTTTTTGTGACTTAAGTTTTCCATGACGGACATTTCCTTTTGTACTTGAACTTTCTGTTTTTGATCCGACTTTACCACCTGTTGCATAACCTTTAGGTGAAACTTGTTTATTAAATCTACTATTTGCCATTATTTTTTTCCTCCGTTGTTTCTAAATATTTGTGTACCCTTTATACCATAAATACTAGCAACTACAAGTATCCATAAATTTGTAAACCATTGGGGAAGTTGCGAGAAGTGTGTAAAAAATAGATCCACTTTATCCATTGCAGAGGGATCGTCACTCACCACTGCCCAGGCCAAAATTACTATTGGGGCCGAAAGTATTATCAACACTGCCTCGTCCTTCCAGTCGGACTGTCGGGCTTCTAGAAGTTTACCTTGGTAAGCTTCCTTGCCTTCAGCCATACGAGATGCATGCATAAGCTGTGCATCAGACATGGCCATTTTAGTTCTTTGCTTATTAGCGTAAATTTTACTACCAGCAGAAACGGCTAATTTAATTGCCGAAAACCACATTTAGTACCACTTAGCTTTAACAGGTTTCTTGTCAGCTCTCATTCTTTTAGTTCCTCTAACTGTAACAGTTTGAGTTTCTTGTGGGTCAGTTGCTTCTATAGTAACTCCACCAGTTTGATAACCATCAGGACCACAACCAAGTTCTTTAGTGATCTTAACATCTTTGTTCATGAAAGTTGAACCTTTTTGCCAATCTTTATCCATAATTTTCTCCTTAATAATTTATTATACTTAATTTTTCTTAAAATTTCTACCAAAATCGTTTCGTTTACTTTTATCAGCCATTTGTTGTCTTTCCATAGCTGCATCACTAGACATTATTTGTTTGGTAAGCGAAGTTTCAGCTCTTAAATCAGCTAATTCTTCGGATTGTTGTTGTTTGTCTTCAAATTGAGACTGGTTTTGCATAGCTTTCATAGTATCTATACTAATTCTGCTATCATCAAAAGCTTTTCTGTCTTCATTTTGTCTAGCTTTAATATCCAGTTCTCTAGATTTTAATTTAAGTAGTGGATCACCACCTAACTCACTAATAATCTGTTCTTCTTCCTTCATATAGTCTTTAACCATTTCAGAAATTAGAATAGCTTTTCTTGAATTAACTTTATTAGTTAATTGAGTTACTTGTTGAACCAATTGTTGATTTTGTGGTTGTTGTTGTAACATTTGTTGCATCTGTTGAGCTTGTTGTAGTTCTTCTTGGAACTCTAACTGTATTTGCTCTTGTGCCATTAAAGATATTCTCTCTAAAATGTTTTTTTGTAAAGCTCCCATAATTGCTGGACTGTTTTGTACCATATTAGATTGCATAAAGTTTAAATGCGAATCAATATGAGCTTTGTGATCTTGTCCTGGAAAAGCTTGAAACGGTTTCATACCCATTGCTGCAATTTCTTCAAGTGCTGGGTCAATAGGTGTGGGTTGTTGCGGTGGAGGTAATATTGCATTAATATTTTTTACCCCAACCGCTTCATACATGGATCTATACGCTTGGTATAAATCATGTATCTGAGGATTCGATTGTGCTAGTTGTAATTCCATTTGCGCCATAGAAATTCTTTGTGTTTGAGAAAAAATGTTAGGATCTGCTACTGGTAGCACATCTATCTTGTCATCAAAATCTGTAACTTTAACATTTCTTGTAGCACCAGGAACATCGTAAGGATATTCTGGTGGTAAGTAAGTTTTAAATACTTCTGCTAATAATTTAAACTCTGATTTAAGACCTACGTATAATCTTTTATGAATAGCTGACATTACTCGCGATCCACGTTCCAATAACGCAACTGTAGTACCCACGGCTGCTTGTTGGTTCATGTCGCCTACTTGTGCATCAGCAATACTCGCGAATCGTTGACCTGCACTAACTACTACTCCCATTAATTGAAGTAAAGTTTGGTCTGGTCCTTTAAACGGTAATTGCATAAACTGATCTCGTATATTGCCTCCCGGAGCGTCGACATCTCTGAACTCACCAGGTTGTAATGGTTGAGCATCGTCTCTAATTCTTATTCCTCTAGTTTTAAAACCAGCAGGTAAGTTAGCTAAAGTTCCTGCATCTAATAATTGTCTTAAAGCTGCAGTTGCAGTTCTAGTTAAACCACCAATCATGTGTATTAAACCAAAACCATAAAAACATGTACCAGGTAAAAATTTAAACTGTACAAAGTATTTTATTTTTTTCATTAACTGATCATCTTGATTATAGTTTCTTCTAATAGATAAAATATCATTAGTAGATTCTAATATAGTTACGATGTAGGGAAGTTTGATTCCTGTTGGCTCACCATCTGGGCCCATATTTTCAAAAC